TAAGAACACCGCTCGGCGCGAGATCGAGCAAATGCTGAAGAACCTGCCCAAGTCGTTCAAGTTCCCGAGGATCAGGGTCCAAAACCGCAATGAGATCATTTTAGAGAACGACTCGCGGCTGCAGTTCATGGCGGCCGGGACAAAAGACACCCGCTCGGGTGGTGGCCTCGGCCGATCGACTGGCCTTGCGTTCGCGCATTGCAGCGAGATTTGCTCCTGGGAGAACACCGAGGGCATCACCTCATTTAAGCAGGCGTGTTCCGAGGTGAACCCGGACCGGCTTTACATTTGGGAGTCGACCGGACGCGGTTACAACGTGTGGCACGGCATGGTGCAGGACGCCAAAGCCGATGAGGCACACAAGACGTTCTGTTTCCTCGGGTGGTGGTCAAAGAACAACCAGCGCATCCCGGCCGATCACATTGACTATGCGCAGTATGGCGAGGTTCCGCCGAACGCGCAGGAAAAGCAGCGCATCATCGACGTCTACGACCGCTATGGTCACCAGATCACGCCGGAACAACTGGCGTGGGTTCGTCGCAAGATGGACCCGGCGTATGAGGATGAGGAAGGCGTTGACTACACCGACGACGTGACGACGCTGCAGGAACAAGCCTGGACCGAGGATGATTGCTGGCAGCATACCGGGGCGACGTTCTTTCATGCTACGACATTGCAGGAACAGCGCGCCAAGCACTGCAGCATGCGGTGGAAGGGTTACGAATTCCTGACCTCGCACGCGACCGAGTTTGACCAGATCCGGGTGCTGCCGGCGAACCCGCGCAACACGCAGTTGAAAGTTTGGGAGGAACCGGTCGACGGCGGCATTTACATCATCGGCGCGGATCCCGCGTTCGGCGCCGATGAGAAGAACGACCGATCCGCGATACAGGTGTGCCGCGCGTTCGCCGATGGCATTGACCAGGTGGCCGAGTATGCGTGGCCGCTCATCACGGCGGAAAACTTCGCGTGGGTGATCCTCGCACTGTGCGGGTGGTATTCCGGGTCCGGCGGGATCAATGACGTCTATTGCCAAGTCGAGGTGAACGGACCAGGGGCCGCGACGTGGGCGACGATGCGCCGGGTGCGCGAGCAAATCGCGCTCGGCTGGCGGTCGGCGCAGATGCACGAAAAGGGCCTCGAGAACGTCGTCACCAACGTCAAAAACTATATCTACACCCGCATGGACAGCTTGGGCGGCGGCTCGGCGTGGCACTGGAAAACCTCGCCCGAGACGCGGATTTACACGCTCGAGCGGCTGAAGGACGTCACGACCAACGGCATGCTGGCGATCCGTTCGGTGGACTTGCTCGAGGAAATGCGCGCGGTCAGCCGCGAGGGCGACAAGATCGAGACGACCGGCAACCGCAAGGATGACCGGATCATGTCCATGTCGTTTTGCACGCATTACTGGGCCGACCACATCCGCCGGAACCTGATCGCGAACAAGCGGACCAGGGTCGAGGAAGAACGCAAGATGCGGCTCACGTTCCGCGATCAGGTGGGCATGTTCAACGATTACCAGATCACCAATTTCTTCACGTCCAAGCGGGTCCAGCGCGGCCGCTATGCGATGGCGTCGGCGCGGCAGTCCTGGCGGCACGGGCGGTGAATGATCCCCGCCCGGTCATGCAGTTCTACGCCTCGCGGACCGGCACGGGCCGGAACCTTGCCGCGATGCGGGCGCGGGGGTGGCGGTTGCTGGTGTCGCGCGCCGGCGAGTGGCGCAGCGAGGGGTTCCCGTATGCCTTGGACAACGGCGCATGGGCCGACCATCAGGCGGCGCAGGCGTTTGATGAGGATGCGTTTGAGCGGCTGCTGGACCGGTTGGGGGCGGGCGCTGACTGGGTGATCCTGCCCGACATCGTGGCGGGTGGCCTCGAGTCTCTGCGGCTGTCGGTCCGGTGGCTCAATCGCTGCCTGTCGGTGGTGCCGCTGGCCTTGCTCGCGGTGCAGGACGGCATGAAGGCGGCGGACGTGCACGGGTTGGTCGGGCCGAGCGTCGGGGTGTTCCTCGGGGGCTCGACGGAATGGAAGCTCGCGACGATGCGGGAGTGGGGCGAGTTCTGCCTGCAGCGGGGCGTCTACTACCACGTGGGGCGGGTGAATACGCGGCGCCGGATGCGCCTCGCGGTGCGCTCAAGCGCTAATTCCGTGGACGGCTCGAGCGGCAGCCGATACGCGGTCACCATCCCGGGCCTCGATCACTGGTCGCGGCAAACCGAACTGCGAGTGGACCCATGATCACCCTGAACGTGCGCGCCGCGCTGAACGCCCTCCCCGGACTCGAGCGGCACCCCGACACGCCGGAAGCCGAACTCGAGGGGGTGTTCGGCAAGACGGTTCCCTATCGGGATGGCTTTGTCTCGACGGTGAAGTTCCGCGGCATGAGCGCATGGGAGCGCCATCCCGACGACGAGGTGCTGTTCATCGTGGAAGGGAGCGGGTTTCTGGTCGTCGCCGACGACCCGGCGCTACAGCGCCCGCAAGCGCTGCATCCGTTCCTGGTCGTGGTGGTCCCGGCCTGGCGGTGGCATGCGATCATCGCGCCGATCTGGATCGGGCTCCTGACCGTCACGCCGCAGCCCACGGAGCATGTTCGCGATGCTGAAATCCCTGACGTTCCTCTGTCCGCAATGCAGCGAGACGTTCAAGACCATTCAGGACCGTGAGGACCCGCCGCCGCGGTTCTGCCCGCACTGCGCCTATGACAGCCGGGGCGCGGCGCCCATGGCCGAGGGGATCGCCATGCCGCACCTCGGGCGTCCGATCAAAAACATCGTGGACAACCAGTATCGCGAGATGGAGCAAGGCTCGATCGACCGGGCGAACATCGCGATGGACGAATTCGGGCTCGACACCGCCGCCGCGAACGAACTGAAGATCACCAACCAGAAAGACGGCTTGCGCGAGGGCGATACCTCATTCGTCCCGGTGAACAATGAGGTGTCCCGGGCGCTGGATCAGGCCCCGCCGGGGCAGTTCGGCTTTCAGGGCGGGGCCGCGCAGGGGCTCGGCTACTCGGCGAGCGTGGCGACCGGACCGCTGCCGAACGCGGGCGCGCGCACCGCGGCGGTGCTGCGCCAGCAGCACGCCAAGTTCACGTCCACGGCGGGGCACGCGGGCGCCACCACCTCGAGCGCGCCGGCGCTGGAAACCGACAGCCCGGGTTACCGCAAGCGGGTGCCGAATTGGTAGGCCGACGATGAACGATGCCGAGTTCAATGACAGCCTCGCCAAGAGCGACGTGGTGGTGCGGCTGGTCGGCAAATGGGCCGAGGCGCGCGGCCACAAGGTTTGGCTGTTGCCGCTCAAGGTGCGGGTGCCCGGCGACCGCCTCGAGGACGTGCAGGACAACGGCGACCTGTTGATTGACGACCAGCGGTCCGAGGCGAAGGGGTTGGGGATCAACTTCACTGGCCTGTCGGACTGGCCGTATCGCGAGTTCTTTGCGATGGAATGCAAGCCGTGGGATCGGGCCGATCCCAAGCCGACGTGGATCATCGCGGTCAGCGCCGACCTGACGCATATCGGCATGGTGGCAGGCAAGACGTCGGGGTGTTGGCAACGCCGCTACCACATTTGGGACAGCCGACAGGGGAAATACTGCGACTTCATGGCCGCGCCGCTGCGGGTGGTAAGGTGGTATAGGATCGCTGACGATTTGAGGTGACCGATGCCACGGAACGCAATGGCCGAGCCCGAGGAAGATTTACGCACCGCCGAGATCATCCCGTTTGCGGACGGTGGCAACGGCAGGCCGGGCGGGCGGCGGCGGAACGATGGCGCACCGGGCCGCGACCGTCCCGAGACGCTTTGGCAGTTGCCCGACGACAATACCAAGCTGATCGACTTGTCTAAGGAATTGATCGAGACGTGCCGCGCGTCATCGTTTGACAGATCGGCCTACTGCCGGGCGTTGAATATCTTCATTGAGAGCGGCCGGGCCGATGGCGGCAAGTCGCTGATCAATCTCATGCGGATGCACATTGACCGTTTGAGCGCTCATCTGTTCTCGCCGACCGAGTTACGGTTCAACATTGATTACGAGCGGGACTACATGAAGCCCGAACTCGAGCGGTCACAGGTGGCGTCGCGGCTCTTATCGCGTGAGTGGGAACAGACCAACACGGACATGACCTTCAGCCTCGGCGTGACCGAGTCGCTGAAGTATGGCGCGGCACTGCTGAAGCAGACGCCGTATCGCAACGGGCCGGATGGTGCGGTCGGCTACCGCAAGGGCCTGATCATGCCGTGGCAGTTCGGCGTGTATCGTGAGGATCAGAACGACCTCGATTTGCAGCCGTGCATGGTCGAGACAACGTTGCTGACACCGCCCGAGGTGTGGCGGCGGATTTACCATCTGCCGAACGCGCGCAATCTGTATGACCGCATCAAAAGCACCATGGCCAAGGGCGCGGGCACCGAGGAATTCTCATCGTTTTTCCATCAGGTGCTATCGGTGTCGCAGTTGGACACCTCGCCGTTTGGCGTCAATCGCCCGCGTCCTGGCGGCATCGTGCAACTCAATCAGGACCCGAGTTATGCGATCGTCTCGCCGCGCATCGAGGCAGAGGTTGTCAAGATGCACGAGATTTGGGTGTGGGATG